GCTGGGTCAGCCTTCCTTAGCAACTGGTAGCAGTGAACATCCCTGCGACAATCCGAGCCGGCGACACGGTGAAGTGGCGGGATGATGCCAGCGTGGATGCGTTCGGCAATGCCGTCACAAGCGGCACATGGGCGCTGACGTATTACTTCCGCACCAATACTGCAAGCGAAGGCGCAACGATCGCTGGCACCGCATACGGCCAAGGCTGGGAGTTGACCATTGCCGCGGCCACGAGTGCTGGCTTTGACGCGGGGCAGTGGTACTGGCAGGCGATTGCAACTGCCGGCAGCGAGAAGCTGACACTCGGCGCTGGCCAGCTTGAGGTGCTGGCGGCGTTGAACTATGCCGGCACGCCAGGTGCATTTGATGGCCGCAGCCAGGCGCAGCAGGATCTTGATGCGGTGCAGGCTGCGATCCGCGCGATGGTGTCTGGCGGCGCGGTCGCTGAGTACACCATCGGCAGCAGGCGGCTCAAGAAGCTGCCGCTAACGGAGCTGCTGCAGCTGGAGGCCAAGCTCAAGTCCGACGTGAAGCGCGAGCAGGCGGCAGAGTTGGCGGCCAATGGCCTGGGCAATCCCCACAACCTATTCGTGAGGTTCAGCTGATGGCCAAGAAGCGCAGGCAACAGGCGACACCATCAGCACCGCGGCGGCGGATGTACCAAGGCGCGCAGTTCAGCAGGCTGACTGCTGACTGGGTAACAGCTAACACCAGCGCCGACAGTGAGATTTACGGCAGCGCGCAGAAGCTGCGCGATCGCGCGCGGCAGCTGTGCCGGGATAACGACTATGCGCGGCAGGCATTGCGCGCGATTGAAGGCAACGTGATCGGGCAGGGCATCCCGTTTCAGTCGCAGGTGCGGATGCAGCGCGGCGGCAGGCTTGATACGCAGGTGAACGATGCCATCGAGGCGGCATGGCGGCAATGGACAACTGCGCGGCATTGCCACACCGGCGGCAAGCTGAGCTTTGCCGACATTGAACGGCTAGTGATCCGCGCCTGCGCCGAGAGCGGCGAGGTGTTCGTCCGACTTGTGCGGCAGAGTTTTGGCGGCAGCACTGTGCCACTGGCGATGGAGGTGATTGAGGCGGACCAGCTGGATGATGGCCTGAACGGCCGCAGCCAGCAGGGCAACGAGATCCGCATGGGCGTGGAGGTGGACGGCTGGGGCAGACCGATCGCGTACCACTTCCTGGCGTATCACCCCGGCGACTATCAGTTCAGCAACCAGCAGATCAGCACGCAGCGCCACAAGCGCATCCCGGCCGAGGAGATCATTCACCTCTACCGCGCCGAGCGCCCCGGCCAGACGAGAGGCGTCACATGGTTCGCCAGCGCAATTCAGCGACTGCATCACCTGGCGGGTTATGAGCAGGCCGAGGTGGTGCGTGCTCGGGCCAGCAGCGCACTGATGGGCTTCATCACCAGCCCTGAAGGCGAGCTGATCGGTGATGACGTGATGGACGGCGAGCGGGTCTCAAACTTTGAGCCCGGGGTCTTCAAATACCTGAATCCAGGCGAGTCGGTCACAGTGCCGAGCCTGGACAGCCCCGATGGTCAGTTTGAGCCGTTCCTGCGGGCAATGCTGCGCGCCATGGCTGCCGGCATCGGATGCAGCTACGAGACGATCTCGCGCGACTTCAGTCAGACCAACTACAGCAGCAGCAGGCTGAGCCTGATTGAAGACCGCGATCACTGGCGGATTCTGCAATCGTGGATGATCGAGAACTTCCATCGCCGCGTGTTCCACGAGTGGATTGAGCTGGCAGTGCTGAGCAATGCGCTATCGCTACCCGGCTACGAGCTAGCACCCGATCGCTTCAAGGCTGCGCGCTGGATGCCACGCGGCTGGGCGTGGGTTGATCCCGCCAAGGAGGTGGCCGCATACAAGGAGGCGGTGCGGTGCGGCTTCAAGACACTGGGCGAGGTGGTCGCAGAGCAGGGCGGGGATCTTGATGAGCTGCTGCTGGCGCGGCAGTCCGAGCTGGCGATGCTCGATCAAATGGGCATCGTGGTTGACAGCGATCCGACGCAGGTGACCGGCGCTGGCCAGCAGCAGATGCAGCCATACCCAGAGACGCAACCACCTACCGAGGAGCCCGCCTAATGGCCAATGTCAACGGCACCGAAATCAACCTGATGCCAACCGCTGGAATGCGCGAGGAGGCTGAGCGCTACCGCGCATGGAAGGCCGATGGCGAGCAGGGCGGCACTGATGTGGCAGCCACCAGGGCATCGCAGATCCTGAGCGGCGATGAGCTGTCGCCCGACACCGTGATCACCATGGCGGCATGGTTTGCGCGGCATGAAGTGGACAAGCAAGGACAGGGCTTCGGCCAAGGTGAAGACGGCTACCCATCACCGGGTCGCGTGGCATGGGCGGCATGGGGCGGCGATGCTGGTCAGAGTTGGTCTACATCAAAGGCCGATAGGATTAAGGCACTGCAAGATCGCACGATGGAACGACCGTATCCCAATGAGCACGCGGCGCGATTGACCGATCCTGATCAATACGATGAGATCCGTCGCGTGAATGATGAAGGCGGTCCCGGTGTTGACTTCATCTATGGGATCAAGGATGGCAATACTGAGCTGCAAGCCATTCGCTTTGATGCGGCGCGATTCAGCGCTGACGAGGCCCGGCAATGGTTGAGCGACAATGACATGCAGGAGATCCTTTTCGAGGTAGCGACCGGCGAGCGGATGCAGCGCTCAGCGCCGGTGGCATTCACTCGATCAGCGCAGATCGCAGAAGATGACCGCACGCTTGAGTTCCCATTCTCCAGCGAGTACCCGGTCGCGCGCTACTTCGGCAATGAGATCTTGGCCCACACCCGCGAGGCTGTGGATCTTGCGCGGCTGAACGATGGTGCGCCGCTGCTGTTCAACCATGACCCGGACAAGCTGATCGGCGTGGTTGAGCGCGCATGGGTGGATGAAGACCAGAAGCGCGGCTACGCACGCGTGCGCATGAGCCGCAATCCATTTGCGCAGGAGGTGATGAACGATGTTCGTGATGGCGTGCTGCGCAATGTGAGCTTCGGCTATGCGATCAATGACATGGAGCAGCGCGGCGAAGACTTCATCGTGACGCGATGGAGCGCGCACGAGCTATCGCTAGTGTCAATTCCTGCCGACCCTACAATCGGAGTAGGGCGTTCAATGGATGCTCCGGTCGCGGCCACAGCCGCATCACTTGTCCCAACTTCTACCGACATGGAAGACACCACCACCGATCTGATGGCGGTGCGGGCTGAAGCGGCTTCAGAGGCTGCCAAGGCTGAGCGCACCCGCATCTCTGGCATCACTGCTATCACCGAGAAGCATGGCATGGCCGATCTTGGCCGCCAGCTGATCGAATCCGGCCGCAGCCTTGATGAGGCTCGCGCTGCCGTGCTCGATCAACTTGGCAGCAAGGCGCAGCCTGTTTCCGAGTCTGCTGGCGACATTGGCCTCAGCGCCAAGGAAACCCGTGAGTTCAGCTTCCAGCGCGCGATCAACGCACTGGCCAACCCTGGCGACCGCAAGCTGCAGGAAGCCGCGGCCTTTGAACGCGAGTGCTCCGAGGCTGCCGCCGCACGCGCCGGCAAGGTTGCTCAGGGCATCATGGTGCCGAGCGAGGTGCTGCGCCGTGACCTGACTGTTGGCACCGCATCCGGCGCTGGCGATCTGGTCGGTACTGACTTCCGCCCCGGCAGCTTCATTGAACTGCTGCGCAACCGCTCGGCACTGGCCGGCCTTGGCGTCACCAGCCTGACCGGACTGACCGGCAACGTGGCCATCCCGCGCCAGACCGCTGCGGCGACCGCCTACTGGGTGGCTGAATCGGGCTCGCCCACCGAGAGCCAGCAGACCGTCGATCAGGTGAACCTTTCGCCAAAAACCGTAGGCGCTTTCACCGACTACAGCCGCCGCCTGATGCTGCAGGCCAGCATCGACGTGGAGCAGATGATCCGCCAGGATCTCGCCACTGTGCTGGCACTTGAGATCGACCGCGTGGGCCTCTACGGCCTGGGCAACAGCAGCCAGCCGCTTGGCATCAAGCTGACCACCGGCATCAACACTGAGGACTTCGCTGCCAACACCCCGACCTATGCCGAGGTGGTGAGCATGGAATCCAAGATCGCCGCAGACAACGCCGACATCGGCGCCATGGCATATCTGATGAACGCCACCATGCGCGGCGCTCTGAAGACCAAGGACAAGGGCACCGACACTGGCGCCTATGTGTTCGAGCCTGGCGGCACTGTCAACGGCTACAACGCCGTCGTCAGCAATCAGGTTGAGACCAACGACATCTTCTTTGCGGTCTGGTCGCAGCTGATCATGGCGATGTGGAGCGGCCTGGATCTCACCGTGGATCCCTACACCCACAGCACCAGCGGCACCGTGCGCGTGGTGGCTCTGCAGGATGTGGACTTTGCGGTCCGTCACCCTGAAGGCTTCTGCCGCGGCAACAACACCCTCTGATGTTGATCGAAATCCTTAAGGACACGTCCATCAGGGGCGTGGCCGTCAAGGCAGGGCAGGTGGTTGATACCGAGCAATCGGACGCCACCGCCCTGATCAACATGGGCAAAGCGCAGCCGGCTCCGATTGTGGAGCCGGCCCCGGCAGTTTGCCCGCAGCCTTCCCGCAAATCATCCCGCAAGAGGACTCATGGCTATCCATCAGCAGACGCTTGA